ATGAGGGCAACAGGAAACCCTGGTAACGTAGGCTCTGGTTGGGTTAAAGAAATGTTTGTTGACCCTGCACAGCCAAATACAAAGTTTTATTTAGAAATACAAACTCCCACAGGGAGTAGAAAAATTAGTAGAAGATTTATACCTGCAAAGCTACAGGATAATCCATACTTGATGCAAACAGATGATTACTATGTAATGTTGGCATCATTACCAGATGTACAAAAGAAACAGTTTTTAGAAGGAGATTGGGAGTCATATGAAAGTTCGGCCTTTCCAGAGTTTAGTAGAGAGGTACATGTCATCGAACCTTTTGATATACCTAGAAACTTTATGCGGTTTCGTTCTTGTGACTGGGGTTACTCTTCTTTTGCATGTTGCTTATGGTTTGCTGTTGATTACGACAATAACTTATATATTTATAGAGAATTGTATACGAAGAATGTTACAGCAGATATTTTTGCACAAAGAGTCTTGAATAGCGAAGCAGGAGAGTATATAAGATACGGAGTTCTTGATTCTTCTACATGGGCAAGACGAGGTGATATAGGGCCAAGTATTGCAGAGACTATGATACAAGAAGGGTGTAGATGGAGACCATCTGATAGGTCGCCTGGTAGTAGAGTAAACGGAAAGTTAGAATTACACAAACGATTAAGAGTAAATGAAGATACAGAAAGACCATCTTTATTTGTATTTAGTAATTGTTTAAATTTAATTAGAACTTTACCAATGTTACCTGTTGACAAAAACAACCCAGAAGATGTAGATACAGATGCAGAAGACCACGCTTACGATGCTCTTAGATATGGATGTATGTCAAGACCTTCACATCCAAGAGCTTTTGAGACTAGAATGAATGATATTAAAATGACTTCTGGTCAAACATACAGACCTAGTGATTCTGTTTTTGGTTACTAATGAAACATAAAACAATAAAGATAGGTTATAAGAATTACGAATTTAAAAAGATTGATACTAATTTTTCTGATGCACATGGACAATTTTTATCAAAGGAAGGTTTGATAGGATTATCTGACGAAGATAATATATCTCATGTTAACACTTTACTCCACGAAGTTTTACATGCTATAATATATCAGTGGGGATTAGATGTGGGAGATAAAGAAGAACATATTGTAAATGTATTAGCTAATGCAACAACAACTGTTCTTGTAGATAATCCTTGGTTAACCAAATATTTGGAGGAAAAACTAAAATGAAAAATATGAATGGAAAAGACATTGACCCAAAGGTTATGAAACAATATTCACAAGGTGAAGGTTTCGATGACCAATCAACAGATACTGCTCCAAAAACAGAAGCAAGTGTAGGAGTAAAAAAGCCTTCAACAGCTTTACCTGCAGATGCTTATGATAGCACGGATAAAGCATATCCAAAAGCAGGAAAGAATGGTGTTGATGCTAAAGTATTTTCAATGGCAGACGAAAGAGACTATTAATTAAATAATGGCATATACAGCAACAGGTTCTGGTGGTGCAACTGGAACTGACGCAACTGCATCGTTAAAAGATGAAAAGATAGACTATATTAGTCTTGGTCAAGTTATTGAAGGCAGACTTAAATCTGCCGAGACAACTAGGCTATATGATGAAAAGCGTTGGTTAAGAGCGTACAGAAACTATAGAGGAATCTATAGTTCTGATATGGCGTTTAGAGACACTGAGAAGTCTAGAGTTTTTGTTAAGATAACAAAGACAAAAGTTCTAGCGGCATATGGACAACTAATTGAAGTATTGTTCTCACAAGGTAAATTTCCTATTGGAATACATCCAACAGAAGTACCAGAGGGAACAGAGAAATATGCACACCTAAATCCAGAAGAAAAAATGGAAGAACCAGAAAGTCCTTATGGATTTCCTGGTGATGGAATGGATATACCACCAGGGGCAACTGAGAGTATGATACTAAATGGATTAGCCAAAAAGTATCAAGGGGCAGGATTTAAACCAGGCCCTGCACCAGACTTATCAAAGATGCCTCAGATAGAACCTGCTGATGAATCTGCTAAAAACATGGAGACGTTAATCCATGACCAGTTAGATGAAAGTCAAGCTATAACTGTATTAAGACATGTTTTATTTGAAATGTGTTTACTTGGTACAGGAATATTAAAAGGGCCTTTTACATACGATAAGACTTTACATAAGTGGCAGAAAGATTTTGATACAGGAGAATCTGTATATACGCCACAAGATAAATCTGTACCAAGAGTAGAAGCTGTAAGCTGTTGGGATTTTTATCCAGACCCAGATGCAGTAAGTATTCAAGATGCAGATTATGTAATACAACGTCATGTAATGAATCGTTCTCAGTTAAGAGATTTATCTAACAGACCTTACTTTAGAAAATCTGCTATTATAGATTTATTAGAAAGTGGCCCTAACTACGAAACAAGAAGTTATGAAACTGCTTTGTATGATAGAGAAAACCAAGATGACTATGATAAAAATAGATTTGAGGTTTTAGAATACTGGGGTAACATAGATAAACAACTTGCAGAAGAAGCAGGTTTAGAAATTACAGATGAAGATACTACAGAGTTAGATGAAGTATCTGTAAATGCTTGGGTATCAAATGGTAATATATTACGATTAGTATTAAATCCATTTACACCAAATAGAATACCATACATGGTATGTCCGTATGAAATAAATCCTTATCAGTTTTTTGGTGTAGGTATTCCAGAAAATATGGATGATGCACAAACTGTTATGAACGGACATGCAAGAATGGCAGTAGACAACTTAGCATTAGCAGGTAATCTAGTGTTTGATGTAGATGAAACAATGTTAGTGCCAGGACAAGACATGACAATATTTCCTGGTAAAATATTTAGAAGACAAAGTGGACAGGTAGGACAAGCCTTACACGGATTAAGATTTCCAAACACTGCACCAGAGAATATGCAGATGTTTGATAGATTTAGACAACTAGCTGATGAAGCAACAGGTATACCATCATATTCGCATGGAACGACTGGAGTAATGTCAACGACAAGGACTGCGGCAGGTATGTCAATGTTAATGGGAGCGGCGGCTTTAAATATAAAAACAGTAATAAAAAATATTGATGATTATTTATTACGACCTTTGGGACAATCTATGTTTCAATGGAATATGCAATTTAACGAAGATAAACCCACTATAGAAGGAGACCTCGATGTTAAAGCTAGAGGTACTTCTTCTTTAATGATGAAAGAAGTTCGCTCTCAAAGATTGATGACATTTATGCAAGTAGCATCAAATCAATTCTTAGCACCTTTTGTAAAGTGGCACAGTATCATTAGAGAGATTGCTAAGTCATTAGATGTAGACCCAGACCAAGTAGTAAATGACCCAGAGAAAGCGGCAATATTTGCACAAATGTATGGAGGTATGAATGGAAGCAGAGCGACTCAAGGTGTTAACGAACAACAACCAAGTATGGAAGGTTTTGGAGGAGCACCTGCAGGAGCAGATTCAGAAGACCCAACAGGCGTTGGAGGTGGCAACATCGGAACAGGAAATGTTCCGCAACCAGGGGAAGCTAGTTTCTCTTCGCCAGATACTGGCCCTACGGGAACAACTGAATAGAAATGGTAGAAACAACTAAAACAGCAGAAGCATTAGAAACCGCAGTAGGCGGACAAGGAGTAATGCAATCTGAGTATTTTAAATTAAAATACAATCCAGAAACAGGTAGATGGGAAAAAGAAAAAGTTACAGAAGATGTAACTCCTGTATTTCCTGGTATAAGAGATGTTACTCCAGATTATACATCAGAGGGTAAAACTTTTAGAACTATACCGATAGGTGGAGCACCAGATTATGCACCTGTTGATATGCCAGAGCCTCCAGGAGAAATAACACAACCTTTTGAGCCTAGTCCAGAACCAGAACCTATTGTTCAACCTGTAGTTACAGAACCAGAGACCAGAGGCACTGACGTTGCACAAGAACAAATAGAAAGAGAACAAGTATTTAAACCCAAGAATACATTTGTTGATACAGATGGTGTAACAAAAAAATCTATTGTAGCACAACCAAACTATAGAGTTAAGTATCAATCTATGCCTGGTGGATTAAACAATATGTCAGATGCACAAGTATTACAATATGCGATAGAAACAGGTGCATTAAATCAAATGTTATCTCAAGAAAATAATCCATACTTTATAACAGAGCCAGAAAAGAAAGAGGGTATAATGGCGGAACTTGGTGCCACCACTACTTTACCAATAAAAGCAGGAGCGGTAATGTTAGATGCTACTCTTGGTAAAATGTCTAGAAAGGCATTAGTAAAAAGATTAGTAGATGCAAACATTCTTTTTGGTGATGCTAATAATTACATTGACGATAAAGGTAATTTTAAATCTAATGATGTTGGAAGATTAGTTAAATTATTTAAAGATGAAAATACACCAATGAATGGTTTAATAAGTGCAGAACAACCCGTAGATATTATTAATCGTCAAAGAGAACCTTTTGATGTTAGGGGAGACCCAGAAGATATAAGAGCACAAAGTGTACAAGAATATTTTGGAACTTCAAAAGGCTCAAATGTTGACGAAATAGAACGAAGATTAAGAGAAATAAATTTACAAACAAGATATTATGAAGAATTACAAGAAGAGTTTGATAAATTTGGAACTTATAAAGGAAAGTATGCTTTTGGACAAGACATATCAAATGAACGATTTAAAGATTTAGATGCATTAGATAAGTTAATAGCCGAAAAAAATGATTTAGAAAATAAACTTAAAACGGGTGTTACTACGGAAACTATCTATGACCCAAGAGGTAAAAGTGATGCTAACCCAGATGGGCCAGGATTTAAAACTATTACTCCAGGATTACTAGAAGAGTTAGAAAAATTAAAAACAGAGCAAGCTAATAGATTAGAAGCCGCTAAAAGTATGGGGCAAGTAGGCATAAGAGGATTTGGTGATACTGCAAATCTTTTTGTTCCACCATCAACAAGTTTTATAGATGGTTTAAAACAAGCTAAAATAAAACGAACTACAGTTAATGGAATAAACTA